CTAAACGAATTAAGAAAAAATTGAACTGGATGAGTCCAATTCAATATCGCCTTGCATATCAAAATTAAATAAAAAAATGAGATATTTCTATCTCATTCAAAAGTCTAGCTTTTGGGGTTCACATCACTTTAAGAGGTTTTTTTATTATTTTGAAGAGGAAGCGGAAGAAGCTTGGGCTGCAGCAACATCATCTTTAGTGACTAAGATATTATAGAGTTCACTTTTGTCTGAATTTAGATAAATGTAACGCTCCTTAAAATTAGGAAAAACGGCAGAAAATTGGTTGAATTCTGAGGCTGTTGCTGTGGCTAATTGTTTAGCTACAGCTTCTTTTGTGGCTGTAGGTGCTATTTGGTTTCGATAGGTATAGGTATAAACAATCGTTTGAGGGGCTTCGGCAATTGCTGTAATATCTGAATAGGTATCTTTGTAAGTTTCCTTCATCGTTGCTACTGTTGGTTGTGTAGCATCAACAGCTTTTTGAAATAAACTATCGACATTTCCTGTAGGAGTTTCAACTTTTGAAGACGAAGATACTTTGGAAGAAGAAGACGTTGATGATGGGAAAGAGAAGGATGAAGTAGAAGATGAACTACTTTTGTGTGAAGTATCAGATTTTTTAGAGCAGGCTCCCAATGAGAGCAGTGCGAGGGCTAGTGTCGTTGTAATTAATATTTTTTTCACGATACTAGGAGTATAACATTTTTAGTTTGGGTTAAGCAAGCCTTAAATGTTTTTTTGTTACAAAAAAGTCATATAAGTATAAATTTTTACAAAAAAATTATTTATAAGACTAAAAAAATATAAAAATTACACTTTTTTTGTAAATTTGGAGAATGATAGCCTTTGCAAGACTGTGATATAATTAACTTATGAAAAATAAAGAAGAACCTCGGATGAAGTGGTCGGATGATGAATATGAAGCGATGATAGATTTGGCAACAAGACAGTTGGCTGAGCGAATGGCTGAAAGAGCTTTGATGACTTATGAGATTTATAAATATGATTATCTTGATTCGCAGTTTGTGGCCGATTTTATTGCAGAGTTTGTCATTAGTGCTTATCGTTCATATTTAATCAAACCAGAAAATCTTGATGAAGAGGTGATGCTTTTATTATTTGTCAATATGGCTTATGAAAATATGCGAGGATTGCCAGATGAAGTGGCACAATACCACAGACTTTTTAGACAACTTTGTGACCTTTATTATGAACAAGGTTGTTTACGTCATGCTCTGATTGACGAAGCAGACTATCAGGAAATGGTTTTGGCAACTTTAGCTGATATTTTTATGGAAGTGAAAATGAGAAAAAAATTTAAAAATTAATTTAGTAATCTTAAAGGGGAGAAAATGGATTTAGATGCTTACCAAAAAGCAATTATCAAATTTGATTTGAATGAAAAAATAGAGAGTCAAAATAAAGTAGATTTTGCATTTGTGGATAAAGTTTTGGGATTATCTGGTGGAGCAGGTGAAGTGGCTGACAAGGTAAAAAAAGTTATCCGCGACCAAGAGGGAAAGCTGTCAGTTAATGATAAAAAGGCCATCGGTCAGGAGCTTGGTGATATTCTTTGGTATGTAGCAACGAGTGCACGTTATCTAGGGATTTCTCTTGAACAAATTGCGAGTGAAAATATTGAAAAATTAGAGAGTCGATTGAGCCGTGGCAAGATTTCAGGCTCAGGGGATGAGAGATGAAAATATTGATTGTGGCTGGTTTGCCAGATTTTATACCTAATGAAAGTTTTGATAAATATATTGGTGTGGATAGAGGGTCACTATTTTTAGTGGAAAAAGGTTATCAATTGGCTCTGGCAATTGGTGATTTTGATTCTGTCAGTAAAAATGAACTTGAAAAAATTTCTGTCAGTACTGACAGATTGATTAAATTGCCTGCTGAAAAAGATTTGACAGATTTAGAAGCGGCTTTAGATTTTGTTTTAGAGTATTTTGCTGATGCGGAAATTGTAATTGCTGGTGCTTTAGGTGGACGTTTGGACCATTTACTGACCAATGCTTATTTAGCAACACGACCAAAATATCAAGCCCTCGCTCCAAAAATGACTTTAGTTGACCAACAAAATGTGGTGACCTATTTGTTGCCTGGTCAGCATTTACTAAAGAGAAAGCCAACTTACCAATATGTTGGATTTGTTCAGGTAGAAACAAAGGATAGTTTAGCCATTGAAGAAGCAAAATATCCTTTGAAAGCAGAGGATAATTTTAGTCAAATCTATGCTAGTAATGAATTTATCAGTGACCAAATGAAAGTTTCATTCAATCAGGGAATGGTCATTGTAATTTATTCAGGCGATTCGCATAAAAAATAAATAATAAGAGGTTAAGGAGAACGGAAAAAGTATGATTATTGGAGTCATTGGGGCAACATCAAATATTGCAAGTAAGGCTTATTTACCAGTTTATGCGAAAATGCAGGCGGACCATCGTTTTATTTTGTATTTTCGTCATTGGGAAGAAGCTGAAGAAGTTCGCAAACATTATAAATTTGAATATGCGACAGAGGACTTGTCAGCACTAGAAACTGTGGATTTGGTTATTATTCATGCGGCAACTTCCCAACATTTTGAGTTAGCTAAAAGATATTTGTCAGCGGGAGTTCCTGTTTTAATGGATAAACCTGTTTCAGAAAAATTAGCCGAAGTAAAAGAATTGCAAAAAAATTGCTGACCAAAATAATACTTTATTTGTCGTCGCTTTTAATCGCAGATTTGCACCACAAACAGCTAAATTAAAAGCTCTCCCAGATAAAAATATGGTGAAAGTAAGTAAAAATTTAGCAAATTCTGCCAGTGAAAAAATTACATTTTCAATGTACGATATTTTTATTCACCCTCTGGACACCTTGATTTATTTGCTAGATGATGAGATTTTAGAAGTCAATTATTCATTAAAGAAGAATCAAGACGGGCAATTAACAAGAGCAATTGTTATGCTAGAAACAGCGACAACGAGTGGAATTGCCACAATGAACTTAGAAGCTGGTGCCTTTACTGAAGAATTTACAGTAGAAAGTCCTAGAGAAAGCCTTCGCTTGTCAGAACTGTGCGAACTTGAAAAATTTACAGGAATTGACCGTCAAAAATTTGGAATAAGTGGTTGGCAAAGTGCGACATACAATCGTGGTTTTGATGAAATCATTTCTGCCATGGTTCTAGCGGTTGAAAAATTTGATGGTCAAAATCTTCAAGAATTACTGACAGAACTTAGACAAGAAAATATTCTAAAATCCCACGAAATCATTGACCAAATGTTAAAATGAAAAGTTACTGACAGAGTTAAAAAATTTTCTGTCAGTATTTTTTTAGGCTGAGCCTTGCATTATTGTCAATAAAAAAGTATAATTATAAAAAAATTAAGAAAAGGAGTCCGCATGAAAACACAACAATCTACAGTCTTTTATTTTTGGCCCAGATAGTTTGTGTTTATGCAATTGGCGTAGATACAACTTTTGAGTATACTCAAGTTTCTGCGCCGGGATTCAAATAAGACCGGATAGTAAAAACTATCTGGTCTTTCTTTTTTAATTTTTTTACCCTTTCTTTCGACTCTAAAGTAAAATTAATCGTAAAGACCGACTCCAAGCAGGGTTTTGCTAGATGAATGGAAGGGAATTTATAAAAGAAAGCTTTGCTTTCACACATTAGAAAAGAGGAATTTTATGGAAAATTCTACAGGCTTGAAGTCTTCTTTAAAGACTCGCCACATTGTTATGCTCTCACTTGGGGGAGCGATTGGTTCAGGACTATTTTTAGGTTCTGGAAAAGTCATTGCACAGGCTGGGCCAAATGTATTACTCTCATACATCTTAGCTGGACTGACACTTTATGTTGTCATGTATGGTGTTGGGAAAATGGTCATCCATCAAGATGAACATAAGGCTGGAATGGCCGGAGTTGTTGCTCCTTTTATTGGGGACCACTGGGCGCATTTTGCGGACTGGGTTTACTGGGCAACTTGGATGGCCGTCCTAATTGCAGAAGAAGCAGGGGTATCAACTTTCCTTGCCATGCTAATTCCTGGAGTGCCATTATGGGTTTTCGCCCTGATTGTAGCAGTTCTTGGAACAGCAATCAATCTCTGGTCAGTTAGAGCTTTTGCCGAAACGGAATATTGGCTTGCCTTTATTAAAGTCGCTGTTATTTTAATTTTAATTGCACTCGGAATTTATTTATTAGTTATTAATGATGCTCATCTTGGTTTTGTTGCTGATACCGCTCAAAAAGTATCGACTAAAAGTACAGCACCAAGCTTTGCTCCTAATGGCTTTTCAGGATTTTTAACTTCATTATTGGTTGTTATTTTCTCATTTGGTGGTTCTGAATTGGCAGCAATTACAGTTGCTGAAACGGAAAATCCAAAAGTAGCGATTCCGAGAGCTATTCGAGGTGTTTTAATTCGGATTATTAGTTTTTATGTTATTCCAATCTTTTTATTCTTGCATTTATTACCATGGAGCGAAGTTTCAAATCCAGATGCAGCAAGTCCATTTGCTACAATTTTTGCTCGAGTAGGAATTCCACACGCTGATAAAATCGTTCTCGTAATCATTGTTATTGCAATTTTCTCAGCGGTTAACTCAGCAATTTATGCCACTTCACGCTCACTCTATTCACGCATTCAAGGTTCAAATTCTTATGTAGGTCAAAGATTGGGCAAATTATCTAAAAACCAAGTCCCAACGAATGCGATTTTAGTTTCATCATTTGTTTTGATTATTGGTGTACTTTTGTCAGCAATTTTGGGTGATGGATTCTGGCAATTTGTGGCTGGTTCGATTTCATTTACGATTTCAATCGTTTGGATTCTCCTTTTAGTTGCTGCTCTTGTTTTATATTTTAAACATAAAGAAGTAACGAATTGGTTTGTTAAGTTGGCAACACTTGTTGTCCTTATCGCTTTAACGATTATCTTCATCATGCAAATTGTCACTAATCCATGGACTTTGTCAGTCTTTGCTCTAGTGATTTGCCTCCTTTCTTACTTTACTTACCGAAAGAAAAAAGTATAATAATAAAAAACATTCATTTTAAATGAATGTTTTTCTTTTGTTTGAGTTCTAGGTATTCAATAAACTTTTCTTTGATTAAATCATTTTTGATAAGTGAAAATTTTTGCTTGCGAACAAGTTTATGTTTAAACCACCATTCACAAGACATGGCATCATTTTTATTATCAAAATCAACAGAGGCAAGTAGCTTAACTGGCAATCTTGTTTTTGTGTATTTCGCCCCTTTACCAGAGTTATGAGTGGCAAGTCTTTTTTCTAAATCAGTGGTATAGCCACAGTAGAGAGTCTTATCTGAGCATTGTAAAATGTAAGTAAAATATTGGTTCATAAGTTTTTTTCTAAAATAGTGAGAAATTCAAAAGGAGTAAATTCATGAGTAGGCTCCCAAATCTTTTGAAATTGATTAATCATTCCATTGTGAGAAACAATGAGAATATTTTGAGCAGAAGGAAAAAGTTGAGGAAGTTTTTCTAAAAATATTTTAGCACGTTCATGAATTGAAGCAAGAGATTCAATACCTAAAGTAAGATTTTCTTCATTTTCTATATTAAGTTGTGCCCAATCTCGATTTTCTTTTGTTTGATTTTCCAATTTTCCAAGGTCTCGTTCACGTAATAAAGGTTCAAAGAGTAGTAAGGCTCCTATTTTATTAGAAATTATCATTGCAGTTTCCTTAGCACCTTGTAAATCTGATGATAAAATCAAGTCAAATTTTACTGACGAAAGTTTGTCAGCTAAAATTTCGGACTGTTGAATTCCTGTGCCAGTGAGAGGACTGTTCAACCAACCCGTCAGCAAATTTTGCTGAATATTTCGTGTTTCACCATGTCTGACTAAATATAATTTCATAGTCAGATTATACCATTTAACGTAGCCAAAGTTAAGAGCTAGCTTGCCATTCGTGGTATAATAAGAGTATTATTACTTCACTTACGATTCTTTCAAGTCTTGCAATAATTGTAACCGCAGTTATTGCTTTTGCGGAATATCAAGCTGGAAAAAGACGTCATTCAACCACTCTATCTATCGAAATGCTTCATAAGCAAAAAGACGATTTTATTAAATGGTTTTATGATTATCTTCATATCTCACAAGTGTTGATGCGAGTAACAATTCAACTTAACATGGACCGCTTAGAACAACGTCATTTTGAAAGTACAAATGACTCTAGTAATCAGCGACGCATTATTCGTATTAATGAGAATACGATGTCAAGAGATCGTAATGCAGCAGATTTAAATTATCAAATGATGCTTTTAAATCTGGTGATTGATGACCGTAAGCCTTATTTTGAAAATACACAGATAAAGGTCCGCTCAAATTTTGAGACATTGATGCATGACATCAATGAATTTACAAGAAAAATTCATATAGAATATGATGAAAAAATGAAAGAAACGGATGATGCAGGTTGCCGTTCCATTATGAATGAAGCTCGAAAGATGGCTAGAAATACGATGGAAGCTATCGAAAAATCTAGCCATGAAATGGGTGAGCAAGTCAAACATGATATTCAAGCACTCGAAGATGAAGTAGAACATTATTTTAAAAAATAAAAAAACATGAATATACAAGATTAGAGAGTAGTTCATGGTGCACATCTGATTCGACTAGTGGGCTTTGCTCGCTTAGCGAGAGCCATTTCGTCTTATCGCTTCAGCGATTAGCACGAATGGATACCTGGTGTGTGGAGAACGCGCCAAAGTGTGCATTCAAAATAAAGTAAGCAAAGGAAACGTAAATGCCACAAGATAAAATAGTAATACACGGTGCACGTGAGCACAATTTAAAAAATATAGATGTTGAAATTCCAAGAGATAAATTAGTTGTTGTTACTGGGGTTTCAGGGTCTGGAAAATCATCTCTGGCCTTTGAAACTTTATATGCAGAAGGTCAACGTCGATATGTTGAATCTTTGTCAGCTTATGCCAGACAGTTTTTAGGAAATATGGATAAACCAGATGTTGATTCAATTGATGGTTTGTCGCCAGCAATCTCTATTGACCAAAAAACAACTTCTAAAAATCCTCGATCAACAGTCGGGACGGTTACGGAAATTAATGACTATTTGCGTCTATTATATGCCCGTGTTGGGACGCCATATTGTGTGAATGGTCATGGAAAAATTTCGGCACAGTCAGTTGAAGAAATTGTTGAACAAATTCTTGAACTCCCTGAAAAAACACGTTTACAAATTCTCGCTCCTGTCGTGCGTACCAAAAAAGGGACTCATGTTAAAATGTTTGAGCGTATCCAAAAAGATGGTTATGTTCGTGTTCGTGTTGATGGCGAAGTTTATGATATTTCAGAAGTTCCAGAACTTGATAAAAATAAAAAGCACAACATTGAAATTGTCATTGACCGTATTGTTGTAAAAGAAGGAATTCGTTCGCGTCTTTTTGAATCTGTAGAGGCTGCGCTTCATCAGGCTGAGGGTTATGTTATTGTTGATAAAATGGATGATTCAGAGCTTTTATTTAGTGAATTTTACGCCTGTCCAGTTTGTGGTTTTACTGTTCCAGAACTTGAACCACGTCTTTTCTCATTCAATGCTCCTTTTGGCTCATGCCCAGATTGTGATGGTTTAGGAGTTAAATTGGAACCCGATGTCGATTTATTGATTCCTGATACAAGCAAAACACTGCGTGAGGGAGCAATTATCTATTGGTATGGGAAAGCCTCAACTTATTACCCTGCTCTTTTAGAGCAAGCAATGGAGCAATTCGGCATTGATTTAGATAAGCCTTGGGAAAAACTGTCAGAAAAAGAACAACAAATTGTTTTATATGGTAATGGAGATAAACTTTTCCATTTTCTGCACGAAGGAGATTTTGGATTACGTGACCAAGATATGACCTTTGTTGGGGTCATTCCTAATCTTTGGCGTCGTTATCGTTCAGGAATGAGCGAGTCAGCTAGAGAAATGGCGCGTTCTTACATGACTGAATTGACTTGTACGACTTGTCATGGTTATCGTTTAAATGATCAAGCACTTTCTGTTAAAGTGGGTGAGAAAAATATTGCTGAATTTTCAATTCTGTCAATTGGCGATACGCTTGATTATGTGAAAAGTTTGGTTCTTTCTGCAAATAATGAAATTATCGCAAAACCTATTCTGAAAGAAATTAAAGACCGTTTGACTTTCTTGAAAAATGTTGGTTTGGACTATCTCACGCTATCTCGTTCAAGCGGAACACTTTCTGGTGGAGAGTCACAACGTATTCGTTTAGCGACACAGATTGGTTCAAATTTATCAGGCGTTTTGTATATTCTGGATGAACCTTCCATTGGTTTACATCAAAGAGATAATGACAGACTGATTGAGTCTTTACAAAAGATGCGTGATTTGGGGAATACCTTAATTGTCGTTGAACATGATGAGGACACGATGATGGCAGCCGATTGGCTTATTGATGTTGGCCCTGGGGCAGGTGATTTAGGAGGTGAAATTATTGCCTCTGGAACACCAAAACAAGTCATGAAAAATAAAAAATCACTGACAGGGCAATATTTGTCAGGAAAAAGAGCCATTCCAGTTCCTGAAAAACGTCGAGCCATTGATAAGAAAAAAATGGTTAAGATTACAGGTGCAAGTGAGAATAACTTGCAAAACCTTGACGTTGATTTTCCAATGGGAGTTATGACGGCTGTAACTGGGGTTTCTGGTTCTGGTAAATCAACTTTAGTTAACAGTATTTTAAAGAAATCATTAGCTCAAAAATTGAATCACAACTCAGAGAAACCTGGTAAGCATAAAAAAATTACTGGTTATGAAGGAATTGAGCGTTTGATTGATATTGACCAAAGTCCAATTGGTCGAACTCCACGTTCAAATCCGGCTACTTATACCAGCGTCTTTGATGACATTCGTGATTTATTTGCCAATACAAATGAAGCAAAAATTCGTGGTTATAAAAAAGGACGTTTCTCATTTAATGTTAAAGGTGGACGTTGTGAAGCCTGTTCTGGTGATGGAATCATCAAAATTGAAATGCATTTCTTGCCAGATGTTTATGTTCCATGTGAAGTTTGCCATGGCAGACGCTACAATTCAGAAACTTTAGAAGTTCATTATAAAGGGAAGAATATTTCGGAAGTACTCGATATGCGCGTGTCTGATGGATTGGAATTCTTCCGTCATATTCCAAAAATTGAACGTAAACTCCAAACGATTGTTGATGTAGGTTTGGGATATGTGACGCTTGGACAACCGGCAACTACTTTATCAGGTGGGGAAGCTCAACGGATGAAATTAGCTTCTGAATTGCAAAAACGTTCAAATGGTAAAGCTTTTTATATCTTGGATGAACCAACAACTGGTTTGCACAGTGAAGATATTGCGACCCTGATTCAAGTATTAGACCGTTTGGTTGAACAAGGAAATACAATTGTTGTCATTGAGCATAATTTGGATGTCATTAAAACAGCAGATTACATCATCGACTTAGGTCCAGAAGGTGGTGCTGGTGGTGGAACAATTCTTTCCAAAGGAAGACCAGAAGAAGTTGCAAAAGTTGCTGACAGCTATACTGGTCAGTATTTGAAAGCAAAATTGGAAAAATAAGACTGATGGAAATTTAGACTTGTAATTAAAAGACTTGTCAGTAAGTGTAGATGGTTGATAAAACTGTCAGCATGTTCCTCTGTAATTAAAATACTTAGTTCAATAATCGAATTGACAGAACTGCCTAGAAAATGTTCGCCTTTGGTCGCATTTGAGAGAACTGTTAGCTTCACTGCCAGTTCCTTTGTTCACCGATATAATGCTTCCTTCGGTCGCATTTTACTGACAGGATTTATCTTAGAAATATTTATTAGATAAGCTTTCTGTCAGTAAATTTTACAATAAAAAGCGTAATCTATAAACTTAGATTACGCTTTTAAGGAAAGAAAATGGATAAATTTAAGGAAATTTTTGAAGCGATTAAAGCTGACCCACAGAACAAAAAATATACAAAAGATGGGATAGAGCCTCTTTATTCTGTCCATAAAGAAGCAAAGATTTGTATTATTGGTCAGGCGCCAGGCATTCGAGCACAAGAATCAAGACTCTTTTGGAATGATCCGTCAGGTGACCGCCTGCGTGATTGGCTTGGAATTGACCGAACCACTTTTTATGAGTCAAATAATAACTAATGATAAGAAACGAAATGTAAATGATTGAAGAATGTTGAAATAAAAGGCTTTGTTTAGCCTTTTTTTATTTTCCGTTTTATTATTTATTGAAATAATATGAAAAGATTTGAAAGAATTCTGCCCCTTTTTCTGCCCCTTTTTTCATAAGAAAAACCTGTGATTCACAGGTCTATTTTGTTTAGTTTTTCTACAATATTCTTACTCATCTTATCTGTAACATGTGAATAAATAGAAAGTGTTGTATTAGGATTAGTATGTCCCACTCTTTCCATAATTGCTTTTAAGGGGATACCCACTTCTGTAAGCATTGCAATGTGAGTGTGGCGAAAAATATGAGTTGTTAGCTTTTTATCACTTTTAACTTTTCTGAGTCGGCTATTTACAGTTTCAATATATTCAGGAAGATTGTACCTGTTTACGAAGATGAAGTTCTCGGGCTTTCCGCTACGGATATTCATTTCGCTATTTAACTCAATTCTTTCATCAAGTATTTTTTTAGCTCGATCAGATAGCGCAATTGTCCTTTCTGAGTGAATGTTTTTTGGGGTTGTTTTAGAATGTGTGATAGGGTCAAAAGAACCCGTTATTTCTATAGTATCAGTATTTATATTTTTATACTGTAGTGCGACACATTCTCCATATCGTAAGCCTGTTAAAGCCATAAATTCAATAATTAATGCAGTTGGTTTATCTATAATTCTGAGTTGTTTTAAGATATCCCTCAATTCGTCAAGTTCAAGATATTTATCTTTTTTTGCTTGTCTTTGCTCAAAAGTTTCAATCTTCTTTTTTATTTTAACCTTAGAAGAGGGATTGTTTTCTATATATCCTTTAGAAATGGCATAATCTAAAACCATGCTGATATTAGACTTAATTAAAATCATGTAAGGATAGGAGTAGTTATCTACATAGTATATCTTTTCAAGAAGGGACAAGATATAATTTGAAGTGATCTCTGTCAGAAGAGTTTTTTCAGGTATTATTTCTCTGATTTTATTTTTTGCCGAGATTCTAGCCGTTACAGTACGAGCTTTAACCGTGTCATTATATACAGCAAGGAATTTATCTTGAGCTTCCCAAAACGTGACAGAAGAAGTATCGTTCTCCATCGCTTGTTTTTCTCTTTTTTCGTCAATTTTATTATAAAGCAATCTAGAAGCTTCATTTTGCGCCCTAGAGCTATTCTTATCTAGTGTTACTGATACTTTCCTTATCTTACCTTTAGTATCTGTATAGCGCTCACAATACTTATATTTGCCATTAGGTAAATCTTCTACCCACATTTGCTTTTTATACCTCATTTCTGATAAAATGGTATAGTAAAAACATTCCGAATGGAATATTTTATATCATTCATAATGAAAATCTGCCCGCTCCGTCGAAAGTTTGGGCGGTTTTTTTGTTTATTTTCTGATTTTTGTGTTATTATATATCTAAGGAGGTGTGCTGATGAAATTTCTTAAAGAGTTTAAAAAAATGAAAGTAGAATTTAACGAAGCGGAAAAAGCTAACAAATTAAGAAAAGAAGAGCACAACCGCAAATTTGAACAGTTACAAAAGGAATCGGAAGAACAAGCTAATAGAGTTGCTCAAAGGTTTCAATTCATTCGAAATAAATAGCAATTGGACGGACGTTATAATATCCGTCTTTTTTTATATTTAAATTTGTAAGTAAAAGTTCTGGCATTATTGCTCCAGCTTTTGACAAAACTTCTATTGGTTCGTCGGGCATAATTGTATCTTCTCTTTTTATTTCAGAAATCAAGGTTGCAAAAATAGTTACAGAACGGGTCGTAAGGGATATAGGGGCCAGGCTAGCTGAAGGTAATCTAAATTTCTTTTTTTTCGCATAAAGAAAAAGTGCTTCCCACCTTTATTAGAATGGTTTCTGGAAATAGTGTATCTAAGATATTTAGGGCTTTTTCCGCATCTTTAATGCCAGAAAAATCTTCATAACTTTTTATTTGAGCTTCTAATTTTTTGGCTGCAATCAGTTCATCTTGTTGTTTAGCCTTTTTTCGATTCAAATATTCGAGTTGTTTTTTAGCCTCTTTTAGATCCGAATCAAAAGAATACAAATCCTGAAATACTTTTACAGAAACCGATTCTTTGACAGTTTTGAAATCAAAAATTTCAATTGGCGCTTTTATTTTGACAAAATCTCCTTCATAAAAATCTTTTACTTTAGGTTTTACGTTATCCATTAGCATATCAATTAAATAGTCATGAAGTACATTTTCAACAGTTTCAGAGTTACTTTTCATAAAAGCCTGTGAGAATGTGTCGACATCTTTTGAAGTATACTTCGCTCCAGCTTTGGCTACAACGCCACCTAAATTTCCAGAAAACTCTCCTGTTTTTTCTGTACCTCCATGGTTTGTGCCAGTATCGCTAGTTTCTTCGTTTGATAAAAGCTTTGATATCATACCATTATTTATTTGCGCAAAATAAGAGGTCGAAGGTCTGTATCAACGTAAATATAATCTTTCATATTTCCTCCTAACCTAGCTTTTAACGAGATTCGAGATATTGCTCGTAAGTTTAATTATTCATACTCTCCCCAGAGAGCTAAATCAATTTCTTCTTGGGCGATTTGGATATTTTCGACACTGTTTTTTATCTCAAGATATTCACATAAACGATGTGCTGTAGCATATTGAGGATTGTAGTCGTTAGCGTCTACAAATTTTGGTGCAACCTCGCGCAGTAAATAGCGGTTAGCGCACGATTCATTTTTACAATGCTCAAGGTGTTTTAAGAGTGCATGAACTTTTGCTAAGGATTTACCAGTTACGAGGTGTCCTATTTCGTGCAAAGCTACAAACTCAATTCTATATTCTTCTAATAGTATCCAAAGGATAATAGCACCATTAGGGTAGAGTAAGCATTTGGGGATATATGAACCTTCTTCGCTGTAATTTTTATCAGCCCAGATAATTTCAATACCCTCTTCATTGGCAAGCCCTTTCCAATCCATACATTATCCTTTATTTTTAGATTCTTTTTCTATAGTAGCTTTCTTTGCTTCAATGATGATTCTTAGCATTTCACGGTCTGATTCTGTAAGCTCTCCCCCAGAATAGTTTTCTACGCTATCTAAAATCTGTTCAACAGTTAAATCTGGAAGTTCAGGTTCTTTATCATCAAGCCCTAAGAGATAGTCAACTGATACATTAAAATATTTAGCAACTTTCGCTACAGCTCCTGTCGATGGATTTGTGTTTCCCCAGCGCCTAATTGTTCCGTTAGCGAGTTTGAGTTTTTCTTCTAATTGTCTAATTGATATACTTTTTCGAGCTGCAAGCTCCTTTATTTTTTCGTATAAATCCACTTGTATCAACCTTTCAGAGAGTACAAGAAAAACAAATGTATGAAAAATGTACTTATCTCTTGACTTGTGTGTACAAATATTATACAATGTTTCTTGTAGAGATTAGTTAGCCTTTCGGTTAACAAATAGACCTATAAAAAGCACTTTAAACGCTCCGCCAAGAATGTTTTATAAAGCTTTTATTAGGTGTTTTAACTATGCATTAATTGTATGATATTTGTACTCATATGTCAAACATTAATGTTCTGAAACGCTAACTTTATCTTATACAAAAATATATACAAGGAGGTTAAAAAATGCCAACAAGTGATAACGGACTTAGACTTGTTAATTCATTTATTGAAGAAGCAGGAATCGAAAAAATGAGTCTTGCAGCAAAGTATGGAGTAGCAAAGAATGTGATGATTGATATTCTATCAGGAACACTTCAATCACCTAAAGCACATCAAGTTATTCTTAAAATTATTGATGACTTCAAATTACGATGAGAAAGGAATTCATAAAACATGAATCAATTAATTAACATCACACAAAACGAAAACAATGACCAAGTATTAAGCGGCCGTGAATTACATGAATTTTTAGAAGTAAAAGATAAATATCCTCAATGGATTCTTCGAATGACGGAATACGGGTTTGTTGAGGGTGAGGACTTTATCACAATTTTGGGAAAAAGTTCTGGAGGTCGTCCAAGTCAGGACCACGCTCTAAAACTTGACATGGCCAAAGAAATTTCTATGATCCAGCGTACACCCAAAGGGAAAGAAGCTCGCCAATATTTTATCCAAGTTGAAAAAGAGTACAAACAGCAACAACAAGCTCCGCTCACATTAGACCAACAAATTGCAGCTATCGCAACAGGTTACGGAAGTGTAAAAGAAGAGCTTGTAGAAGTCAAAGATAGAGTATCAGACCTTGAAGAAAATGCTCCGCTTAGTGCTGGTGAATATAACTATATCGGAAGTCGCATTAACCAACGTGTTGCGCAAGTAGCTAGAGGATATGGAAAAATAACTCGAGAACAGCGTGGGAAACTATTTAAAGATATCAATCAAGGAGTCAAGGTAGTTACAGGAGTATCTACACGAACTCAATTAAGAGCAAAACACTTTGATACAGTTGTTGATTTCACTAATAACTGGGAGCCTTCCACAGCTACGAAAATGCAACTCCGACAAATGAGTTTTGATTTTGAAGAATAGAAAGGAAATATGATGAGCTATCAACCAGATGATTATCTGACAACAAAAGAGATTGCAGTTGAGTTTGGAGTTACAACCCGAACAATTTATACCAGAAAAAAGGAAATGCAACTTATGAAAGGTTTCAACTCAGGTATCTTTCTTGGTGGTCGCAAGATTCGTTATAAAGAATTGTGTGATTTCTTTCGATATGTGCATACAGCCGAGTATCGAATGGAGAAAAAGAAGCTAGAAGAAAAAGGCTTGTTGCCTACTACTAAAAAAACTAAATGCGGTGCTCCGCTAGAAAAGAGAGATTTATGGAAAAAGAAGAAATCGTAGTATCAGCAAGTGTGAATTCAAATAAAAAAGCAAAAAAACTCCTAGATGACCTACAAGTTTTAAAAGAAAAATATTCTTTACACGTTACAGTTACTGTTTATCCTCAGATAAATTTCGAAGAGTAGTATGGACTGTCTTAAGTATGCTGTTAACGTTATCAATAGTAATATTTCTACCTTTGTCAGCAGAGAGCCAACTTGAAACAAAGTTATTTGTAATTTCAACAGCTAATTCTTTATCAGTTTTAGACATTGTTTATCTCCTTTCAATAATATTTTGAATAAATACACCGGTGACGTATATCATTCTACTTTATTATATCAAAATACATTTTGCCACACAAACTAAAGTTACAAGATATTGCGTCAAAAAGTATTTACATTTCTAAGGAGGCACAAGATGTTGTGGTTAATCATTGAAGAAAAACTTAAAGAAAAAAACATGTCAATATACAGGCTTTCCAAATTATCAGGAGTCAGTACGCAGTCCTTATCTGCTATCAAACTTGGTCAATCTAAGAAACCTAGCTTTGAGATAGTCGTTAAGATAGCTGAAGTGCTTGATATTGACTTAAATCAATTTAAAAAGAAAGGAAAATAATGCACACACAAATTATGAATGGACGAGAAGTCCTGACAGTTCCTACAGTCATTGGATATAAGCATTATGACTTAGAAAAAAGAGAAGTAGTTGGAGAAGTTATTGAATCTACTTATCGAAGAAAAGACGGAACAATGTACATTATCCGCAGATCACGAACAGAACGAGAAAAAGCTGCTATGCTCAATTCGTGCTTGTCTGATTGGGGATATTAGTATGAACAAACAACAAAAAAGCGTCCACTCGGCAAAGTGAACGCAAGACGTGATGTGTCTATTAAATTTTATACCTAGATTATATCACGTTTCAACAAAAAACAGAAACGGAGAACGTTAAATGACAGTACCAGTAGTTTTTGAGGGAGGAATTTTACAAAATGATGAATTGTTTTCTTTCCTTAAAGAAGTTGAAAATAAAGTTCCGGACATCGTAAACAGCAAAGATGATAAAACTTTTTTGATTAATTATAAAAAAGAGATATCAGCAACTATTAATGAAATTGATTTGTCTGAAAAGAAGCAGATTGATGAAATGATTCAAATCTTTAGAGATAGAAATCCAAGAGTTTGGGAAGCACGGTCAGAATTAGCGGGAATCGTTAAAAAAATTACTCAACTCAATAGTGATTATGATGAACGCAGACGAAAAGCAGGTTTTGAAGCAGTAGAGTTTGCGGTCAATCAAGCCAATGTGGTTTATGGTCTTTCTGGAACTCGATTTGTTTTAACAACAGGAAGATTTACAAGTGTTGATGCACTTACTGCAAAAGGTGATTTAAAGAAATCTATCCAGGACAAAATAGATAGTGCAGGTTTGCAAGCTCAGGCTAATTTGGAACAAGAACGACTTTTAGAAGCTGCTCGAATTGCTGAGCGAGATAAGCAACAAGAACTTGCTAAAAAAGAGCAAGAGTTAAAGCACAGGGAGCAAGTTTTAGAAAAGCGTGAAACTGGAGACACACAAGCTTTATCACAGCAACTTGAAGAAGAGCGGATAAAAAATAAAGCATTAGAAAATCAAAATGCAAATATTGCAAATACTGGAGAATCTAAAATTGAAGGAATCATAGAGAGAATTGAAACGTTTGAAATGAAGATTGAACCAAATAAAAATTATTCTGGAAAATCAGTATTGAATGTTCTAAATAAAATAAAGGAGCTATTACATGGCTAATCAAACACCAACTCAAGTCGTACTTAAAAGTGATGCTGCAAAAAGAAAATTCGAAGAAGTATTAGGTAAGAAAACAAATGGTTTTGTTGGAAGCCTCCTTAGTTTGGTAGGCTCTACAAATTTAAAAAATGTTGATTCAAATAGTGTGATGACAGCAGCGATGAAAGCTGCAACGTTAGATTTACCGATTGAACCTAGCTTGGGGTTTGCTTATGTTATTCCTTATGGGAGAGAAGCACAGTTCCAAATTGGCTATAAAGGTCTTATCCAGTTAGCAATTAGAAGCGGTCAAGTGACAAAACTTAATGCTGGCCCTGTATATGAAAATCAATTTATAAAATATGACAATTTGTTCGAAGAATTAGAGATTGATTTTACAATACCAAAAGGGACAGAAATAGCCGGATATTTCGCAAGTATGGAACTGATAAACGGTTTTAGAAAAGTTATTTACTGGGACAAAGAACAAGTACTGGCCCATGGTAAACGATTTTCGAAATCATTCAGTCGTTCATCTAGTCCATGGCAAACAGACTTTGATGCAATGGCAACAAAGACAGTATTAAAAGCAATGCTTAGTACATATGCTCCTCTATCAACAGAAATGCAGCAAGCAATTGTAGCAGATAATGAATCAGCAACTCATAAAGATGTCACTCCTGATGTGACTGATGATTTGGTATTGGAAGCTGTAGAGGAAACAAAAACTGATGTAATTGAAGAACAAGGGGCTCCAGAAGCACCACAAGAAGCTACTAAACCAGAAACATACGAAGAATTACCCTTGCTTTAAAACCTATGAGCAAACTGCAGTCCTCAAAAATCCTACGCAGTAGAATTAGAAATAATTCAACTTTAAGCAAAACTACCTTGGGCGGTGGTTTCGTATTTAGTCAAAGCTGGAGGGTGGCGGAACGAGCCGTAAAGTCAATGAGTATTTAGTGTTTACACATAACCACTCATCGCCAGCTTTTAATTTGAAAATGAAACTTGAAATTAATATAGAAGAAAGGAGCAAAATGCAAAGGATTAAGCGAAAAAAAGCAGCGAATAACTTCACGATTTTGAGCAATGAGTTTTTACGTGATGAAAACCTTTCTCTTAAAGCAAAAGGCCTGCTTGCTTATATATTAAGTCTTCCTGATGATTGGAAAATATATTTTGAAGAAATCGAGAAACATCATAGAGACGGGAAAGCTTCACTTAGAAGCGCTTGGAAAGAGCTTGAATCTAATGGCTATGCAAGAACTTTACGCAAAACTGACCCAGAAACTAAAGCCGTTAAAGAGTGGTACAAGGAAGTATCGGACTTCAAAAAGCCAGATTCCGATTTCCCAGATGTGGCTTTTCCAGATCTGGCTTTCCCAGATGTGGGAAATCAGCAGCTACTAAATACTAATATACAAAACACTGAAAAACAAAATACTGATAATAAAAAAACTACTACTCTCTCTGACGAAAATAGTGGTCTTTTCCAAAAACTTTCTGACATTTATCAAGAAAATTTTGGAATGGCAAGTTCTCTTATTATAGAAAATATCAAATATGACTTAGAGGATTTTGGATTTGATTTAGTTAAAGAAGCAATGACAAGGGCTGCTTTAGATAAAAAAAGCTATCGTACAGCACAAAATATTTTAAAAGATTGGCAACGTAAAGGAGTTAAGACTCTACAAGATGTCGAAGCTGATGATGTTAATTTTAGAAATCGTAATCAAAAAAGTTACTCTAACGCTGCTAAAAAAGTGTTCAAACCTGCCCCAAACTGGTCTAATCCTCAAACTAAAAAGGATAGGCAATATATGACCGATGAAGAAGTGGAGGATTTAATTAATGGCTTGGGGAATCCCTAAAAGTGCATTTGATAAAGAACTTGCGGAATATTTCTTGAGTTTTGTTCCGGGAGTAACTTATCAGCAGTTTGTAAGATACGTCAAATGGGCCCATGAGAAAGAAATTGTAATGAACCCAGTGACTTTTATTGCATCGGTTAAGAAAATCAGCAATGAATCAGCAACTGAATTAATGATTTATGGAGAAGCAAGTGAAGTTCCAACAAACTAAAAAGTCAAAATATGGGGCAAAGAAAACAACGGTTGATGGCATTGTATTTGATAGCAAAGCTGAATCAATCTACTATTTGCAACATAAAAATGATGAACGGATGACCATGCAAGAGAAGTTTGTTCTCATGGATAAATTCAGACTGAACGGAAAACTTTATAGAGAAATAGCTTATAAAGCGGACTTTGTTTTCAGAAATGAAGCTAACGAAATTATCAAAGTTGTCGATGTAAAAGGCATGGTTCTACCTGAATTTAAAATAAAAGCAAAATTATTTGCTAACAGATATGGAATTCCAATAACAATTGCTAAGAAAGTAGCAAGAATGAATATGTTCGAGGAGAGCGAGATATGACAGCATTCAGAATCATACCAACTGTTAAATTGTTTAACTTAGCTAAGAAAGCAAGATATGACGGTTATGGAAGTAATTCGGTTTATATCACAGTTCGGACTAAAGGAAGCCATGAACTGGTTGAAATTTATCGAGATATTAAATCTGTTTTCAACAACGGAAGAGACATGACTTGGAATCAACTGTTTAATTTTATGGATAAGCAACTGACAGAATCATTAGTTGTGTTTGAATAGCTCTAATTCATGAAAATTACGGTTACATTGAGCGCTTAAGGCATTTCATGGATAATTTATCACGAACAAGCTAAAAGCGCTTAGAAGCTAAAATATGAGGTGTTATTATGACAAATCAAAAATAAAAGAATGTCCTAGATTTTAAAGACAAGGATATTTTGAAAAATCATAAAGTCGCTGACAAAGACGACAAATGTTTTCATGAGCAATGGAAAAATAAATTGAAGGAGCAGCTAGATGAAAACAAGAGCTGAACTTTTCGAGGAAGTTGATGAAAAATACGGTATAAGAACAACTGCAAATTTTCATTTCAACCCAAACCAAGAATTGACGGATGAAGAATATCAAAAACAACTTGATTTTTATAAAAAAATGTCTGAAATTATTTGGGATGATTTCGAAGATGATTAAAGTGATGATTTTTAAACGAATGAAGGAGCAGCTAGATGAAACTAAGCGAGATTGAACCAGTAGCCTATTTTATCGATTATACACATCAAGAAAAGCCAGTCTTTTTACAAAAAGAAATCGTGCATGATTTGAGAAATAAATCTGAAGATGGAGGGATTGTGAAATCTCTCCACACCGCATAGCAAATGCAAGAGTACGCAAAAGCGAAAGTGTTTGAAGCATTGAAAAAGTATGGAGTACAAGCAGAAGAATGGTCAGATCATGAAGCTGAGTTGGCTTATAAACAAATGACTAAATTTATTTTCGAGGAGGACACGAAAAATGACTAAGTTTGAAGAAGAATTGAAAAAGCTGCCAATAAAAATTATAGAGCATTCCGTTGGTTATACAAAATATTATAATGCTGCGAATGTGAAATCATTAATAGCGAAGGCAGACACAGAAATCGAATATCTCAAATCTAAACTTGAGCCCCAAGCCTTGCCAGTCGTACCTGGGTATGTGGCAGAATGGTATGAAGCTAATAAAGCGACTTTGGAATATTCAATTTATTCAATCCACGTTGACATGAGTGATTTGGAAGATACCGAATTAACCGATGTCCAAATTTGGTTTGACAATAGAAACAATAAATCACTTGAAACTATTTTTAAGATGAAAGATGGCTACATCATAGAAAAACCGAAGCTTTTTAGACTGAAATTAAGAAATACGGCAGATAGAAACCATTATTTGTGGTTAAATCGGGCAACAAATCGAATTTTTATTGATAAAAAGTTTCTCTATTGGACTAATCATGGTAATGTTAAAAACTCATTTACAGAACAAGAAATTTCTGAAATTTTAGACGGTGCTTTTGTAAACAACGAAGCATTTGAGCTTGTGCCTGTGGAGGACGGAGAATGAAAAAGTATATTACTTATTTAGCGAATGAACTATCAGAAGCTTCGATTAATGTTATTCAGTATCTAATTGTGGCATTTGCGTTAATTGTTTGTGTTTCACTATTCATCTTAGCTTTATTTATAGTGCCACACTCGTTTCAAGATATTGTAGCAAGTGTCATTAAATATAGAGCAATAACAATTCTTGTAATTGCATTGATAATTCTTGTAATTGCCATCTTATCGACGATATTTGACTTTGTTAAGACGTCTATTACTTATTTTAAAGGAGCTAAGAATGACTGAAACAAAAAAAGAGCGCATCCATCGTGAAGCGCCAGATAATTTAATTGGAAACTTTGATACAAGCGAAACTCTGACTGTAACGATGCCTATCAAAGAATTTGACAAACTTGAAAAGTTAGCACTTTCAGCTCACACTGACAAACTTTCGGTTGAAAGACTCCAAGAACACTTGTTGCCTTATAAAAAAGAAATGGTTCAAAAAATTATAGATGAAAAAATGCAGTTAGTGACTGCAGATGAATTTGTAAAACTTCACAAAGAATCTTTAACTGCTATACGAGAAAACGACAAACTCCAAGAACAGCTTAAGACTGCGAAAAAGGCACTGACAGAAGAAATAGAATCAATAGAAAAATATCTTGATAAACATGGAATGTCATCTTATGGTTCCAATACTCGTCAAGCTTATCTTGAGGGATTAAAAAAAGCACTCGCAGCGATTGGAGGGGGAGAGGATGAGTAAAGATTGGATTGGAAATAAAGCTGCAACTTTTGCAACTCTTGGAGCCAGTAATCATAGTAAAGGCGAGCGAGAAGTAAATGATTATTACGCTACAGAACCAAAAGCAGTTGAATTATTGTTAGAAAAAGAAAAGTTTAGCTCGATTATATTAGAACCTTCTTGCGGAGAAGGTCACATATCCCAAGTTCTTTTGAATAGTGGTCATGCAGTAAAAAGTTCAGATTTAATCAATCGAGGATTTGGTGAGGTGAAGGACTTTTTCGAAATTGATGAGTTTTGTGGAGATATTATCACAAATCCGCCTTATAAAGTCGCTCTCGATTTCGTGAAACATTCTATTGCCATTATTCCTGAAGGCAATAAGTAGCCATGTTCCTAAAACTACAATTTCTTGAAGGTAAAGCAAGAAAAGAATTTTATAAAGAAAATCCACCCAAAAAGATATACGTAGCTAGTGGTAGATTGAACTGTGCAAAAAATGGAAAATTTGAATGATTAAAAAATGGTATTTGTCAACACCAATGAATGGTAAGACAGAAAAAGAAATACAGGCAGCGCTGCAGCGTGGGATTGGTTGGGCCAATAATCGCGGGGAGTATTATCATAACCCGTATAACCCAGCTAATGCAAAATTTACTGAAGGTAAAGTATTAGATCCTAAACCTATAAAAATGCTATCAAAAGCAATTGCTCCAATGGATTCATGCGACGGTGTCTTATTTATTGGCAGTTATGAGGAATTAAGAAAAAGCCGCGGATGTCAGGTTGAAATTAATATTGCTGACTTATACGGCTTAGAGGTACTGACTATTGATTGAACTAAGCAAGATTTACAATGAGGACTGTTTAGAAGGCATGAAGCGAATCCCTGATGGTTCTGTAGATATGATTTTGTGTGATTTGCCTTATGGAACAACATCCAATAAATGGGATAGCATATTGCCTTTTGATAAGCTTTGGGAACAATATGAAAGAGTGATAAAAGAAAATGGCGCAATAGTTCTATTTGGACAAGAGCCTTTCTCTAGTCATTTGAGATTGAGTAACCAAAAACTATATAGATATGATTGGATATGGGAAAAGTCTCAAGGAGCTAATTTTATGCTTGCCAAAAAACAGCCAATGAGATTGTTTGAAAATATATCGGTATTCTACAAAAAACAATCTAAGTATTTTCCTGAAATGGAAAAAGGAGAGCCTTATATTTCTGGAGGTGGCACGGCAGGAGCTAATTTTAGTAATGTTAAAAAAACACGAACAATAAATACAGGAAGCAGATATCCTAGGAGCATAATTAAATTCGGAACTGGAGATAAGTCAAAATATTGTCACCCAACACAAAAGCCTGTTCCTTTATTTGAATATCTTATAAAAACTTATACAAGTAGAGGTGATGTTGTACTTGATAATTGTATGGGTTCAGGGACAACAGCAATTGCATGCTTAAACACTGAGCGAAAGTTCATTGGATTTGAAACTAACAAAGAATACTATAACAAGTCGCTGCAGCGTATCAAAAATAATGTGACACAGCTAGATTTATTTGAGGATATTGCAGAATTACCGACAAACTAATATCGCTGGTCAATGACTGGTGGGGAGGGATTGAATGAAACAAGAACCATTAGGAAATAAAAAAGTTTTAGTTGTTGGTCCAGGATTTAATAGAATGGACAAAAAAATACTAGAAGGAATGAATAAACTAGCAAAAGAGGCAGGATTGAATGAAATCAAACTGGAAGAAACAAAGACAAGCAACAAAAAAGCGACAAATTAAAAATATAAGAATCGTTAAATTCTATTTAGGGAGCGAATGCTGGCTTTATTACAAAGAGCTTGAAAAGAACTGTCCTGAATGCGGTTATATAATGGGTTACTATGAAAATTTTGATGATTGTTACTATTCGTGCAGTAGATGTGACTTTCGGGAAGAGGATTGAATGAAAAGCAATCTTGATTTAAAAGGAGAACTACTCGGATATATAGACATGGATTGTCCAAAGTGTAATAGGCACAGAGTTGAAAAATACGAAAACGGTGAGTTGCGTTGTGAAAAATGCGAGTGGAATATCACTTTACAAAAATATGAACCATGGGAATGGGAAGAAAGCGAGGACGACCAATGAAACTTTTGTGTAAGCTGTTCGGGCATAAGTGGGAGCCAGTGCCATTTACAATGACTAGAGATTACTGTGAGAGATGTTTTATCGAAAAAGAAAATCCTCACGGTTGTATTACTGGCAATTTCAACCGCTCAGACCTTGACGAGTCAGAGAACGTGCGAGGGGAGGAATGACAATGAACATAATATGTAAAGTAAAAGGGCATAGTTGGACCTTTGAAAATAAAAAACTACTCCGATTGCCATTTGGAAAGCACCACTGTGAGCGTTGCGGATTGTTATATAAATATAACGAATCAGAGCCTGATACATACGTTAAATGGCTTGATAAATATATGGATTGAGGTGGAGATGAAAGATAAGATTATTAAAGGGTTAATAAGAGGAACTTGTTTATCTGTCTTTTACCTCATATTTGATTACATTTCAAGAAATTGGGGATTAGTTGAAACTAGGCAATTCCTTTATATCCTGATTATGATTCTCTATTTATTTGGGAAAGATTGAACGCAAAAAAAACCCGCTGGGAACGGGCTTCGTTGAAAGAATTTCTAACTTAATTATACCACAAAAGGAGAATTTGATTAATGGCAGATAAGTTAGATAGAATTATTGGAGATTACATTAATGGCAGACTTGAAGCCAGAATAAAATCAATTGAAAGCAGATATCTTTATAAGCAAAAAGTAGATAACTTAGGCATTCGTACAGCTTATTCTGGTGGTTCTGAACAATTAAGCCATGTTATTAATCAGGAAAAGCTTGAAAGTGATGAAGAATATCTTAAACTCAAGGAACAACTAGAGATATTAGACTTCTGGTTTAAGCCTCTGATTCCTGATGAAAAAAGAGTTATTGAACTAAAGTATAGTGGTTATGCTGGATTGTACTGGTACCAAGTAATGCAATATTTAGATATCGAAGGAATTGAAGATATTGGCTTGAAAAAAGCTAAGACGATATTCTACAAATTTAGAAATGACATTTACCGACAAATGCAACACTGTTTTTAGGGCATATTTTTGGACAAAAATTGGCACGAAATTGCCTAAAATTGGCACCTCAACCCTTGTTTTTGCTGATATACTTGTATTATGAAGTAAAAGGCAAAAGCACAAATTTCGGAAAAGTAAGGTTGAATTTGCTTCATAAGCTTGTCAGGGTTCGACTCCCTGACTTGCTATTTTATTACAGGTTGTCCAACGGACAGCCTTTTATTGTTGGTGAAAGGAGGAAATTTAGAATGTCTGAAACTGGTACAAAACCAAACGAATATAGGCCAACAAAAGCTGAAAAAAAGTTGCTTGAAGCCTTGATAAATCCGGAAAATATGGGACTTAATGTTGAGGACTTGTGTGCGGTTGCTAAAATTAGCAAAAACACATATTACGTGGCTATGAAAAAACCAGAATTTGTAAAGCTGGTTAATGAAACGACACTTGAATTAGTCAAAGGGAAAGTATCAGATGTTCTTAATGCCTCCTATCTATATGCATTGACAGAGAAAGGATTTCAAGACCGTAAAATCTTACTACAAATGGCTGGTTTATTAGTCGAGAAATCTGAAACTACTGTTAATGGTAAACTTAATATTAATAATCCATATGAAAATCTGACAGAAGAAGAGCTTAGAAAGTTGGCGAGTCGTGATGGATAAAATAGCGCTAGGGGCAAAAATTGAGCTGTCCAAGCGCTTTTTCTTTGATTACTGTAATCTCATTATGCCAAGCTTTTATAAACGTGATAGGGCTTATTTAGTGACAATGTGTGAAGAGTTTCAGTCATTTCTAAATGATGATGAGCATGATGTTTTAGTTTTAAATCTTCCGCCACGTCACGGGAAGTCTCTCACACTTGGTAAGTTTGTAGAGTGGGTGCTTGGTAATGATCACACGAAAAAAATTATGACTGGTTCATATAACGAAACTTTATCTACAGTCTTTTCTAAAAATGTCCGTAATACACTCCAAGAAGAAAAAGCAGACGAGAACAAAATCGTTTACTCTGATATTTTCGATGCTGCAATTAAGTATGGAGATGCTGCGAAAAACCTTTGGAGTTTGTCAGACGGCTATAATAACTATTTGGCAACCTCTCCAACAGGTACTGCAACAGGTTTCGGTGCTGACATTATTATTATTGATGATGTTATCAAGAATGCTGAGGAAGCCAACAATGCGACTGTCTTAGAAAAGCACTGGGAATGGTTTGTTAATACTATGCTTTCACGTTTAGAATCAGGCGGCAAAATTATAATTAATATGACTCGCTGGCATAGTGAAGACTTAGCTGGTCGAGCTTTGCGTGAACTGCCTAAGAATGGCTATCGAGTAAAGCATATTAATTTTAAGGCTTTCAACGAACAAACAAGTGAAATGCTTTGTGATGATGTTCTGACTCTTGAAGATTATAAGCGCAAAGTAAAAACTATGGGAGCTGATATTGCCAGCGCCAACTACCAGCAAGAACCGATTGATGTCAAAGGTCGATTATATAGTGAGTTCCAAACTTATAATGCTCGTTCAGAGTACAAAAAGATTTGGAATTACTGCGATACTGCAGATACTGGGAAAGACTATCTCTGTTCGATTGTGTGGGGCGAAACTTCAGACGGATTTGCGGATGTACTAGATATTATTTACACTCAAAAGCCGATGGAATACACAGAAAATGCAGTGGCCAATCAATTAATTAATAATAGAGTGAATGCATCAAGAATCGAACGCAACAATGGCGGTCGGTCTTTTGCTCGTTCTGTCAGAGATAAGATTCAGGGGAAAGTTGCTTGTGCTGTGGAAGATTTCTTCCAAGGAAATAATAAAGAAGCTCGAATTTATTCCAATAGTTATTGGATAGAACAGCATGTTCGATTTCCGAATGACTGGCGGACTCGTTTCCCAGAATACTATCAAGCAATGACAACTTATCAACGTGAAGGTAAAAACAAACACGATGATGCGCCGGATGCAACAACTGGGATTGCTGAGACAATGACTTCGAATAGAAACAGCAAGGTTGACGTTGAAAAAACAATTAATAAATTCAAAAAATTAGGATTGTAGAGGTGATAATGTGGAAGAATTCGTTGATTTATTGGGTAAGGAGCGTTTTGATAAAGAGGCAAATCTTGTCTATCGTGTTCCAGTTGACATGCTACCAAAAATCAAAATGTTAGACAAAAGTACTGAAAAAGTTGAAGAAGTTATTGATTTTGAGCATGAAGATATGCAGAAATTAATTATTGAGTTTATAGAACATCACAAATCAAAACAAGTCCCTAGATTAAAGCAATTAAAACGCTATATGCTGGCAGACAATAATATCAAGTATCGGCCACCAAAGCCTAATGGTCGTTCAGACAATCGTATTGCAAGTGACTTTGCAAACTTCATTGTTTCATTTAAACTGGGAGTTCTTTTAGGAAACCCTTTGAAATATACTGGGGATAAAGCAATCACAGATAAGATCGAGCAGTTTTCTAGCCAAACAAATGAAGATTATCATAATCAATTAATGGGGTATGATGCCTTTGGTTTTGGCCGTGCTTATGAATGGATTGGTCGTGACGAGTTTGGGAAAGAAACTTTGGCAAAATTCAATGTTGAACAGACTTTTGTTATTTATGACAACACAAAGGATAGAAACTCAATCTGTGGCGTTCACTATTATGAGGATAAGTTTTTAGACAAGCAATGGACACGTATAGAACTCTACACCAATACAGGGTTCAATTACTTCTTCGGAGCAGAAAATAATAATCTGACAGAAGCAAAACTTGAAGAAAATGGAATTGTAGAAAGTTACTTTGATACCGTTCAAATAAATGAATGGATTAATAACGAAGAAAGATTAAGTGATTTTGAAAATGTACTTGATTCTATTGATGCCTACGATTTATCTCGTTCAGAAATGGCAAACTTTCAACAAGATACTTCTGAGGCTTACTTAGTTATTAAAGGTAATCCTGATACCGGCCAAGATGAAACGGGAGACAACAGTAAATTAGAACTATTTAAAGCGATGCAAGAAGCAAGGATGCTCGTTTTAGGTGATAAAAAGATTTATGAAGGCGTTGCCGGTGCCGAACCATATGCATACTATTTGAAGAAAGAATATGATGTTCAAGGTATAGAAGCCAATGATAGCCGAACAGTTGCCGATATCTTGCGTTTCACTTCATTGATTGATTTTACTGACGAAAATATAGGCTCCAATCAATCAGGTATTGGATTCCGTTTTAAAGGGTGGGGGTCTGATAATGACCGCAAAAATAAAGAGAGAATGGTAAAAAAAGCGCTCATGCGAAGATTGCGATTGCTCACTCATTCTTGGAGTGTTAAAGATAATCTAACTCAATCTAACAAATTGGTTGATAAATTTAAATCCATATTTACCAATGATGAGAGCCAAAAAGAAAATTTATACAACAAAATTAATGAAGTACAGATCAAGTTTACCCCTAACGTTCCACAATCTGATGAAGAAATCATGACTGTTATTTCTGGTATGAATGGCATTGTTTCGGATGAAACACTTTGTCAAATGGCTGAAAAACTTACAGGCGTTTCAGCAGATGAAGAGCTTAAGAGGTTGAAAAAGCAAGATAGTGAAACATCTATCTTTGACCAGGACAAGCAATCTAGTGAAAAGGGAACTGTAATTCCTGAAACGAATGAGGAGTAACTTATGAAAACTCCTGATTACTGGAAAAAACGTGAGAAAGCATGGCAAGAGCAACAAATCAAAGATGATACCAAACGCATGAAACAAATCATGGATAAACTATTTGAAGCTCAAGAAACCATCCAAAAAGAAATCAATGCCAACTGGCAGAACTTTGCGAATGGTCAAGGGATTTCTATTAGTGAAGCCATGAAACGTGCGGATAAGATGGATGTTAAAGCATTTGCCAATAAAGCTAAGAAATACGTAGAAGAAAAAGACTTTTCACATCAAGCAAATCAAGTATTGAAACTTTATAACTTGACCATGAGAGTGAATCGTTTAGAACTCCTGAAAGCAAATATTGGTCTGGAGCTTATTTCTGTATTTGACGACTTGGATAAATATTTCTCAAAGAGTTTGACTGGCGCAGCTCTTACAGAATTTGAAAGACAAGCCGGAATTCTTGGTTTAAGTGTTCCAAAGAAAGGGTATAACAGTTTAGTTGAATCAGTGTTAAATGGAAGTTATAAAGTCGAAGGATTTGCCAGTTTTTCAGACAAGCTTTGGCAATATCAATTTGAATTGAAAGCTGACATTGAAAAACTTCTTATTCGTTCAGTAACTGGTGGAATCAATCCAAAGGCACTGGCCCCACAACTTAAAAGGCTAATGACTGAACAAGGAAAGCTTAATGCGACTTACAACGCACAACGATTGCTTGTGTCGGAAACAACACGAGTTCAGACAGCTATTCAAGAAGAAAGCTATAAAAAAGCTGATATTGAAAGTTATGAATATATTGCTGAACCGTCAGCTTGTCCTATCTGTGGAGCATTGAATGGTAAAATATTCAAGCTTAAAGATATGTCTCCTGGTATTAATGCACCTAACATGCATCCGTTCTGTAGATGCAGCACAGCACCGCATGTTGACGATAAAGGTTTCTGGGATGATTTACTTGATAGAAAAGTAATCAACCAAGACGAATACAAGCAAGCATTTGATGACAGGGCAGAAGCTGACAAAGTGATTTAAGAATTGCGCAGAAAAAGAAAAGGAAATAAAAAATGAAAGATGAGTTTTACAATGAAATTAAAATTGATAGTGGATTAATCGTTAACGGAAAAGAGCTGAAGCATTTAAAAAATATCGAAATTAAATCAGGCTTGGATAATCTTTCTGAAATTACAGTAACCTTTTATGGTAAGATTGACGGCCTAGATAACCTCAAAGAAAACAAGGAATTATATTCTTTTAAACCTTCAGGAGAAGTTAACGGTAAATCGATTAAAAGAGGAGAAATTCGTTAAATGTACTTGCGTTTGCCACTGACAGGCGTTTTTCTTGTCAATAATTTTGTTATACTATATCTAAATAAGCGATAGGAGTATAGTATGAATAAAGAAATTAAAGATAGTTTTTTGGAAGGTATTTTGGAAGCAAGTAAAGATTTTGCAAAAGATAAGATTAAAGAAAATGTTCCATCATTAATTCAAAATGGAACGTTACAAATTGGTACAGAAATATTAGGAGGAGCAATGGTTGATACAATACCCGTAGTTGGTAGAATTTTGACCAATTACTATACTAAAAAGCAACTTCATAATACAGAAGTGTTATTATCGGAGCTTTCCAAGAGGGTTGAAGAAATTGAAGAAAATCTATCATCAAAAACAGATGGTGAAAAAGTAGCATTAAATGATTTAATGGGCTATGTCTATGAGAAAGCTATTCAAACAATTCAGGATGAAAAGATTTCATATATGCTTGATGGTTATATAAATTTAACAAAGATAGAAAATGTTTCTGCAGATATTACTTATATTTATTATGATACTTTGGATCAGCTTACAATATTAGATTTGAGTGTTTTAAAATTCTTTTTCAAAAAACAAGTTTATTTTGAAAATATCGATGGCTATGATAATTATAAGGAATTAATGAAGGATTTTGGAATTGAGGATCATCAATTCCAGGCAGTAGAGAAAAACTTATATAGAATGTCACTATTAGATGACGGTGGCGAGGATGATACTGATAAATATTTCAAAAATTGCATGAAGCAAATGAACGATAACTTTAAACTATTAAACTCTTATGCTTCAAAAGGAGATGCTAGATTATTAAGAAATATAAAAGAAGTAAAGCCTTATAGAACAAGAGAGCATCTAAGAATTTCCCAATTTGGGAGAGACTTTGTGAGATTTTTTGTGAAAATACAATAATAATTATAAAACCCTTGGTATTCCACGGGTTTTTCTTATGTCCAAGCATTGAAGACATAAAAAGCTATGGAAGTGCAAGCATTTATCCACGTTAAAAGATATGGAAGGAGCATCAAAATGAAACATAAACAACTTTTACCACTTAATTTGCAGCACTTTGCAGAGGGTGGACAAGGAGATGAGGGTGGAGTGGGGACTGGCCAAGAAACTCCCCCTGAATTTAATGCTGACAGTCTGACTGATGAACAAGTGGCATCTATTAAAGAGAAATTTGGATTCAAAGATGATAATGATGTTAACTCGATTATTAACTCCAAATATTCTCGCTGGAAACAAGAACTTAATGAAAAACAAGATGAAGCTGCAAAATTAGCTGCTATGGATGAAAAAGAAAAAGCAGACTATGAAAAGCAACAACTTAAAGACAAAATAGCTGACTATGAGCGCAAAGAACAATTGGCTGAAATGTCTGAAACAGCTAGTGGCATGTTGTCAGATAAAGGGATTCAACCCACTAAAGAAGTTTTATCAATTATTGTATCAGAAGATGCAGATAAAACTTCCGATAATGTGAAATCTTACATTGCGGCAATTGAACTAGAGAGGAAAAACATCAAAGCAGATTTTGAAAAACGCCTAGGAGGAAAAATTCCGCTAGAAGGTGGTTCAACTTCGACACTCTCAAGAGGTGCGCAAATGGCAAAAGCAGCTAACGATCAAACCAAAAAGCCCGAGAATGACCCTTGGGCAATGAAATAGGAGGGACGTAAATGGTATACGTACAAAAAGCACAAACTTACAAAGAAATTAATTTTCTAAAATCACAAAAATTTTTATCATTCACAAAACAAGTGGATTATAAAACTACAGGAGTTAAGGATGGGGTGTTACCAGCTGGTTCAATTTATCCAGCTAATGATGCAACAGCAGAAGGAGTCACGATTAATGATGTAGATGTTTCAAAAGGTGCACAGCCAGTTGGAGTCATTGTAGATGGGCACATCTTGATTGAACGTTTGCCTGTTAAACCATCAGATGCAGCTCAAACAGCAATGCGTGAAGTTAAGTTCTATGACGCAAGCGGCAAATTACCGGCTGCTTCAGCACCAACAGAATAAGTAAGAAATAGGAGAACAAATAAATGGTTAATATTGCAGAGTTATTTTCACAAAAAAATGTCCTTGATTACGTAGGTAATCGCCAAGCTACTCCTTTATTGGGAGAAACACTTTTCCCAGCTCGTAAAGTCCAAGGGTTAGAATTCGATATCTTAAAAGCGGGTACTCGTATTCCAACTATCGCAAGTGTACATGCATTTGATACAGAGGCTGAAATTGCTTCTCGTGTCGCTTCACGCAGCGCTCAAGAATTGGCTTTCATCAAACGTAAAATTCAACTTAAAGAAAAAGATCTCATTGCTTTACGTAATCCACGTACTGCCGAAGAACAACGTTTCTTGGAGCAAGAAGTATATAACGATGTTTATTCAATGGTTTCCTCAGTCAATGCCCGTGTCGAAAAAATGCGTATGGAAGTATTGGCGAACGGAACAGTAACACTTGATGAAAATGGGCTTGATCTCGTAGTTGATTATGGTGTGCCTGACGAACATAAAGCAAATGTGGATTTTGCCGCTTCAGGAACTGATATTATTGGTTTATTGACTACTTGGGCATCTTCGCTTGATACAATGCCTACTCGTATTCTTACCTCTACTAAGGTTCGTAATGCAATCTTACAAAATGCTGGAATCAAAGGGTACTTCAAAGATGCAGGCTTACTTCCAACTGCCGGTACTTTGAACCAAGTGCTTCAACAATTCGGTTTGCCTACTATTGCTACTTACGACGCCAAGTATTACAAAGAAAATGCGCAAGGCGTGTTGGTTAAAGAGCGTTATTTCCCAGAAAACAAACTGGTTATGTTTGGAGCAGAAAACCCAGGGGAATCAATCTTTGGTGTAACTCCAGAAGAATCTCGTTTGCTTGCTGGTGGTTCAAACGACTACACAATTGGTAATGTATTTGCGACTGTTTATGAATCAGGACTTGATCCAGTTGGAACATGGACTAAAGCTGCGGGTACTGCTTTACCAAGTTTCCCAGAAGCAGATAATGTATTCCAAGCTACAGTACTAGCAGAAGGATAATAAAGTATGGAAAAAATAAAAATTTTGAAAGCTTTTACTGACATTAGAACAAAACAGTTGTATCGTGTTGGTCAAGAAGTAGAAGTTGCCGAAGAACGAGTGAAAGAAATTGAAGATAACCTAGAAGCATTTGGTGGAGGTTATTTTGAAGTTCTTGATGATACCAAGTCTAAGGCGGATGAAACGAAACCAAAGAAAACAGCTAAGAAAAAAGGGTAGTCCAATGACTATCCTTTTATTTTGAGAGGAGCAGACTATGGATGACATTCTAGCAGAAGTAAAGCGTTCTTTAGAAATCGAATCTGATGAAAAGCTCGATTCGCAACTCAAAGACTTTATAAATAGAATATCTAAACAATTATGTGTACGCTTGGGTTTTTTAACTAAAGTTCCTGATGATTTAAATTATATTGTCGTTGAATGTGCAATTAAACGTTTCAACCGTAAAGGTAATGAAGGTATGGCTTCCTACGCTCAAGAAGGAGAAACGATTTCTTATGGAAATCTTCTAGATGAGTTTATGGATGATATTGTTGCATATAAGGAAAATGAAAAGTCAAAATGTGTTCCACGTCGTGGGGTAATGACAGTAATATGAGATATGATAAAAAAATTATTTTTGTTACTGAAACTGGAGGAGGATATGATCCTGAATTAGGGGAGCATATAGAACCAACGATTGTTAAGACTAAAAAAATGGCTAATATTACTGATTTAGGAACTGAGCGTTCCAAAGTATTATTCGGTGATGTTAAACAAGGAGCGAAAGTTGTTCGTTTGTTGAGACCATATCTAAAAAATTGGGACTTTGTTTTGATTGGTAATGACAAATACAAGATTGTTACTGGTCGGCAATTACGATTAAAAAACACTTTTATTTTGCAGGAGGTAAGTCAATGAAATCGAGCTTATCTTTTAAAGGAATTGACCAGCTTGTGAAGCATTTGGATAAAGCAGCTTCTTTAAAGGATGTTCAACAAGTTGTGAAGTCTAACACTTCAAAAATGACAGCAAATATGCAGAAACTTGCTCCGGTTGACACAGGATATATGAAACGATCCATAAAAATGGAGTTAACAGAGGGTGGATTCAGCGGACAAGCTGGACCACATACAGATTATTCTGCTTACGTTGAATATGGAACTCGTTTTCAATCTGCTCAACCTTTTGTAAAACCAGCTTACAATGAGCAAAAAGGCGTATTCATTAAAGATTTAGAAAGGTTGCTGAAATGATTAAAACTCGAGACCAATCTATTTTTGATGAATTGTTCAAACAAGTTCAAGCCTTGGGTTATACCGTTTATGATTATAAGCCGATGAATGAAGTGGGCTATCCATTTGTTGAACTGGAGAATACTCAAACGATTCATGAACCAAATAAAACGGATATCAAGGGGACAGTAAGTCTTTCATTATCTGTTTGGGGCTTACAGAAGAAACGCAAGGAAGTTTCTGACATGGCAAGCAATATATTTAATCAAGCATTGAATATAAGTGCCACAGATGGTTATTCTTGGGCTTTGAATCTACAAGCAAGTACCATTCAAACGCTGGACGATACAACAACAAATACACCTCTTAAAAGAGCGTTGATTAACTTAGAATTTAGACTAAGATAGGAGATTTAATATGGCAGAATTAACAGCCAAACAGGGTAAGGATATTATCTTACTCTATCGTTTGCTTAGTAAAGCAACAGAAGAAGCCGCTTGGAAACTTGCTTTCCAAACAGAACACTCGAATGAAAAAACTCGAGATTACAACACCACGGCTACCAAAGATGGCCCGATCGGGGCTCTTGCGGAAGTTGAATATAGTTTGTCTGCCACATCTATTGCAGCGAATGGTGACCCACATCTTGACGAAATGGACCAAGCATTTGACGATGCAGCAATTCTTGAAGTTTGGGAGATTGATAAAGCTGAAAAAGGAACTGACGGGGAAAACAAAGACAAGTACAAAGCGAAATATCTTCGTGCTTATCTTACAAGTTTCTCTTATGAACCTAATTCAGAAGATGCGCTGGAACTAAGCTTGGAATTTGGAGTGTTTGGTAAACCACAAAAAGGATATGCCACACTCACTGATGATCAAGCGGATGTTGTTCAGTATGTCTTCAAAGATACAGTAAAAGAGACCACACCCTAATGGCCCCGTAGTCGGTCAAGCGACCGTAGGGGACGCTGAATTATAAACAACGAGTTAAAAGAGAGCTGAGTCTCTCTTTTATTTTTTTAAGGAGAATTCAAAATGGAATTAACAATTAATGACAAACTATACACTTTTACTTTTGGTTACCGATTCATTAAGGAATTGAACAAAAAATACAAGGTTATAGAACAAGGAATGCAGCTAAAAGCTGGATTGGATAATGCTTTGATTAATTTCTTTGGTGGAGACATTGAGACCTTGGTTGAAATGTTGCTCTTGGCAAATGGAACTGAAACACCTCGGGTCTCTGAAAAAGCGATTGTTGAACTTATTGAAGCCGATGGCAGTGATCCTCTCTTTGATTCAGTTCTTGATGAATTAAAAAAGTCGGCATTTACAAAGAAAAAGACAGAGGAATTCGAGAAGAGAATGATGCAAAATCAATAATCATTGATTTCGATTCCCTTTATGAAGAAGTTCAGATTAATTGCTTACGTTATCTTGGAATGACTGACTTGAAAGACATTGAACGTATGACTATTTCAGAATACGAGTTACGTTTTAAGGCTTACAGGTTGAAAAAGCTAGATGAGCAAGAATTAATCCACCGGCAAGCGTGGGCGAATTGGCAAGTTCAAGCAACCAAGCAACAAGGTAAAAAACAAGTTCCTGTTTACCCAACATTCAAGAAATTCTTTGATAAGAGAAAATTTGAGAATGAAATTCTTGGGATTAAAAACTCGGATAGTAAGTTTAACCAGGACAGCAAATTAATTAACTTGATGAAAAAAGCAAATAAGTAGGAAGGAGGAAATATGGAAACTTATAGTGTTGAAGCTATTCTGAGTGCGATTGATAAGAACTTTGTATCAACCATGAAGAGTGCTGATGGTTCAATGGGAACACTGGACAAGAACACACAAAATACAAATACTTCTATCCTAGATATTGCAAAGGGTGTTGGGGTTTTTAAAGTTGTTGATTCTGCGATTGGTGTGGTAAAAAGTTCATTGGACGGTGCAATTAACCGTTTTGATACGTTAAACGCCTATCCGAAAGTAATGGCTCAAATGGGCTATTCTACTGATGATGTTTCTAAATCTGTTACTATCTTGAAAAAAGGTGTTGATGGCTTGCCTACTTCACTTCAAGATTTAACCAAAAGCGCTCAAAGTTTTGCAATTTTAGAGAAAAGCGCCACTAAAGGTGCTGAAACTGCAACAGCTTTGAATGATGCTTTCCTTGCTTCTGGAGCAAGTGCAGCAGATGCCAGCCGTGGGGTTGAACAATATAGCCAAATGTTGTCAAGTGGTTCAGTTGACTTGCAAAGTTGGAAAACTTTACAAGAAACAATGCCTTATGCCTTGACTCAAGTTGCTAAATCCTTTGGGATTACAGGTAAAAGCGCTGAACGAGATTTATATAAAAAATTAAAATCCGGCGATATTACCATGGAACAACTTAACAAGCGTTTTGTAGAGCTAGACACTAGTGCGAATGGATTTGCACAAACTGCAAGAACGGCATCTGGTGGGATTGGTACATCATTCACTAATATGCGTAATGCCGTAGTAAATGGCATGGCAAACACAGTAGAAACAATTAACAACGCTTTGAAAGATGCAGGGTTAAAAAATGGTATTTCTACACTTTTTGATGAAGGTAAGCAAGCGATTATCAAAGGTTTTGCGGTATTTAATCAGATTGTAGCTACTGCGATTCCGCCGATAGTTGCAACATTTAAAACTCTTTTTGATTTTATTGATCAAAACAAAGGTTGGTTAAAACCTCTATTAGTAAGTGTTACAGGAGGTATAATAGCTTTTAAAACTATTTCTGCAACAATTAAAGGTGTATCAACCGCTATAAATACATTAAAAACAGTGGGTGATGTTACAAGAGCGTTAACCGGAATTGCGAAAGGGAGTCAAGCCGCAGGTTATGGTTTGCAGATTATGGCTAAGGAAAGCAAAATAGCTGCTGCCGCTCAAAAAGTCCTTAATGTCGCTATGAAAGCGAACTGGGTTGTTATCATCATTTCAGCTATTATTGCATTAGTGACTGGTTTCATATACTTATGGAACACAAGTGAGGAATTCCGTAATTTCTGGATCGGATTATGGGAAGGAATCAAAAAAGCAGTTGATACTGCAGTAAAAGGAATCCAAAGCGCTTGGAATGCGACTGTCAAATGGTTCACGGATACTTGGAATAACATTAAAAACGGTGCCAAAGGACTTTGGGATGGAACAATCCAAGGTGCTAAAGATGCCGTTGATAGTGTTAAGAATGCTTGGAGCGGAGTAAAAGAGTGGTTTTCGAATCTTTGGAAAGGAACGACTAGTGGTCTATCTAGTGCTTGGGATATTGTAACAACAACCCTTTCACCATTTGTTGAGACAATCAAAACAATATTCCAGCCTATGCTTGATTTCTTTAGCGGGTTATGGGGACAAGTCCAAACAATCTTTAGTTCTGCTTGGGAAATTATAAAAACGGTTGTTATGGGACCAGTTTTACTACTCATCGATTTAATCACAGGGAACTTTAACCAGTTCAAAGAAGATTTATCAACACTTTGGCAAACGCTGTGTACTAATATCCAAACATTGGTTTCAACATTTGTTCAAATTGTTGTTGGTTATTTTACTGCTTGGGGACAAACCGTTTCTAACATCTGGACGACAGTTGTAAATACAGTTCAAAGTCTTTGGGGTGCTTTCACAACATGGGCCATTAATATGGCCATATCTATTGTTGATGGAATTGTTAATGGATGGAATTCATTCAAGCAAGGAACTATTGATTTATGGAACGCAACTATTCAATGGGTCAAGGACACTTGGGCTTCATTTAAACAGTGGGTTATTGATTCTGCTAATGCTATCGTTGATGGAGTTAAACAAGGTTGGGAAAATCTCAAACAAGGAACAATCGACTTGTGGAATGGTATGGTTGAAGGTCTCAAAGGAATTTGGGATGGTTTGAAACAAAGCGTGAGTGATTTGATTGATAAAGTAAAAACGACTTTTAACAATCTCAAAAATATCAACTTGCTGGATATTGGTAAAGCTATTATTGACGGATTTGTCAAAGGGCTCAAACAAAAGTGGGAAGATGGAATGAAATTTATTAGTGGTATTGGAGATTGGATTCGTGAACATAAAGGCCCAATTCGTGTTGATAGAAAACTTTTAACACCGGCAGGTAATGCGATTATGGGTGGTTTGAATACTGGGTTAACTGCTGGCTTCCGTGATGTTCAATCCAATGTTTCAGGAATGGGTGACATGATTGCCAATGCAATAAACTCAGACTATTCTGTGGATATTGGGGCAAATGTTGCGGCAGCTAATCGCTCAATCAGTAGTCAAGTTTCTCATGATGTGAACCTTAATCAAGGCAAACAGCCGGCTTTATTTAATGTAAGGCTTGGAAACCAAAGCTTTAAAGCCTTTGTGGATGACATTTCCAATGCACAAGGTCAAGCAATTAACTTAAATATGGAATTTTAGGAGGTAGAAGTGTACAAGTTTAGAGATACGACAAAACGGAAACATTATCGTAACCTTCCTTTTATTCCAACCAGTGCTATGAGTTATGATGGGACTTGGTTAGAGGAACTCATAGAAGGTTATCAGACGTTGACAGTTGAGGGACGAGAGATGTATTCTCTCAACTTTGAATCACAAGAAATGCAAGTGGGAGGAGTGATAACCAATGTTAAATATCCTTCTCGAGAGTTGACGATAAAATATAAGCTCGAGGATAGGGACCCTCGAGCTTTACAAGAAAAGTTTGATACCTTAAAGGCGTTCTTGATTCGTCAAGAAGATGTCCCTATTATTTTTCATGATGATTTGGAGTATACTTTTTATGGCCGTTTCCAAACTGCAGACAATGTGGCAGGAGATACTAATTCAATCATTTCAAGCTTTACTGTGCTTTGTAGTGACCCATTTAAACATGGAAAAACTCAAAGTGTAAAAAATAAGGTAGTTGAAATTTTACCTTATCCAGTTAAACCAGATAGGCTGTCATTTAAATTACTGACAGGGGGATTACTTGCGACTGATGGAAATTATCGCTTGAAATCATCACAGGCTAAAAAAGGCGACCTATTGGAATTTGATTTCCAATCAGGCAATACTTTTCTTAATGGAAAAGTAAACAATAACCTCTTAGACCTTGATTCTGATTTTAAAAATATCAGATTGACAACTGGAACAGATTTTTCAAGTTCAAACTATGAGTTAATGATTCAATATAGAAAGGCGGTACTTTAGTGAGTAATATCTTATTTTTAGATAAGATGCAACAAGTTATCAAAAGTTATGATTCCGATGAGTTTATAGAATGTGTTCAGACAAAAGAAATCACAACCAACGCTTCTGAACTGATGAATGATACTCTTTCAGTTTCTTTACCTTTTGATGGAACAATCAAAGATGCCAGCTATATTGCAGTGAATAATACTAAAGGCAAAGATTTTTCTTTATACCGAATTTTAACCGCAAAAGATGAAGATATTTTACTTTCATTTGAAGCGATAAATTTTGCCGTCGATGAACTAGATAATTTTATCATCAAAGATATAAGACCTAAAAATAGGTCTTTTTCTTATGTAATTAATCAGCTTTTATCTGATTCAGGTTGTGACTGGGTGTTAGCAGTCTGTGAACCAATTAAAACAGTTTCCAGTACTTTCTACTATACTTCAATGCGTGAAGCGCTCAAAGCTTTGCAAGAACTAGGCGCAGAATTCACATTTTCAATTGAAATTACAGGGAATAAGATTACTAAAAAAATTATTAACTGTTATAACCAAATTGGGAAAATAACAAATAAACGCTTTGAATATGGTGAGGAAGTTCTAAAAATTGTTCACCAACAAGACCGCACAAATATTGTCACTGCCCTAATTGGACGTGGTAAAGGGGAAGAAGTAGGGGATGGTTACGGCCGAAGAATTGAATTTTCAGACGTGGAGTGGAAGAAGTCCAGCGGAAAACCACTAGATAAGCCAAAAGGTCAGAATTGGATTGAATATCCAGAAATGACGAAAGAATACGGCATCCCTTCAAAGGGAAAAATGTTGCCACGCAAAACAGTGGTTGTTTTTGATGATGTTGAAGATGCAAACGAGCTTTTGCAAAAGACTTATGACCAACTGGCTTATTACTGCCGGCCACTCGTTCAGTTTAGCACTGAGATATTGGGGAGTGATTCAATTGGCAATACTGTTTCAATCCACAGGGGTGACAGAAATTATCATTATCAAACCAGAGTTTTTAAAGTGGTTACTGACCATGTTAATGGACGAGTGCAAGCTAGTCTTGGTGATAATTTAAGTGGCAACTCAATTGATCGAAAATTGTCACAAGTTCAAAGCAATATCTCTGACCTTGATAACAACAAAATGACTTGGTATGATTCCACAGAAATTGGGAAGTATCAAGACGATATTATGCGTGGTGCTGGTGCCAATGGTGGGTCAATTTATATGGTCAACGGAATTGAAGCGGGAGTTTCTCAATCACGAGAAACCTATGAGCAAGTCTTCATGGATGGGCCAAAGATTCAAGATTCACAGTATTTCATGATTCAAAATAATGCTGGGATTTCTTTTAAGCAATGTAAAAAAGGTCAATGGACGACAATCCAAGATGTCCACAATGGAGCAAGCACAACCGCTTGGACTTTAGACGGAACATTTAATGCTTCTTTCATTGCAGCTGGGATATTAGCAGGAGTTCTTATCCAAGGGGTTGTCGTTAAGTCAATCGGAAGTAATTCTTTTTTTCAATCTGTATTATCTAATGGCGCTTTTTCGATTGAGCAATATAAAGAAACAAATAACGTTGATTATACAAAGCCTGATTGGCAAAAAGATGTCCACGGTGGGAAAGTTGGGGAGTTCATCGGAACTTATGACGGAAACACAAAGAAGGCGAACGGCTCAGCTTTAATTAATTACCCGGGTTATATTTTGTCAATAAACCAAGATGGCGGGAATGGTTCTTCTACTCCAGTTTTCCAAGTTCCGTCTGATTCAACTTTTGATAAACCTAAGTTTAAATTATTCGGAGATGGAACGCTTCAGGGCGATATTAATATCAAGGGTAGCCTTACTGTCAACGGTGTTAAGATTGATAAAAACGGCTTTGCTGGTGGGGCACTTGAAGTTGATAGCCTTAAAGTTAATGGTAGAACTGATACCAAAGAGCTTTATGTCAATGGGGTTAAGATTGATAAAAATGGTGGAAGCTCTGGCGGTGGCGGTGGCTGGAATGGAAAATATCCACCAGAAATCACAAGTGACCGTGATAAACGTTACTGGCAAATCTGGGCAATGGCGATTGGAGCTGGTTTCTCTAAACAAGCAGCGGCCGCATTACTTGGAAATGCACAAGGTGAATCTGATGCCAACCCAAAAGCTGATGAAAGTGGCGGACGTCCTGGTTTCGGATATGGTGTTTGGCAATGGACAGATAGTTCAGGCGCTAGCTCAGGTCGAATCTATATGATTAATCTCATGACGCAAGCCAAAGTTACTGATAATCCTGATACTATCACCGCTCAATTTAAACTTTTAATGTGGCATGCACCAAATGGGCAATGGGTAGCAACAAATGCTTATCCATATACTTGGTCACAATTTATGGCTTTAACAAATATAAATGATGCAGCACAAGCATTTGTATCTAACTTTGAACGTCCTTTGGTTCCTCATCCAGAACGTAGTACCTGGGCACAAGAATGGTATGACAAATTTATTAACCTTGAAATTCCAAGCGGCGGAAGTTATATCGCACCAATCGCAAAACCAATCACCGTATCAAGCGAGTTTGGTTGGAGAGCCAGTCCAATTACTGGGGCGCAAGAATTTCATAATGGAATTGACTTGGTAAATGGAAATCCCAATACTCCAATTCTTGCTTCTGCAGATGGAACGGTTGTCAGTGCTGCAGACCCAGCCTATTTTGATTGGTATGGGAACTGGACAGTGATTAAACATGCGGATGGAATGTACACAGGCTATGCTCATCAAAGTCGGGTCGATGTAGCAGTGGGTCAAAACGTAAAACAAGGTCAACAAATCGGACTCATGGGAACAACTGGACCAAGTACTGGTGAGCATTGTCATTTCCAATTTATGGATGAATTTTATCCCTCATCAAATGCACATTTCCATAACGCAAGAGATTATATCAAATTTTAGAAAGGGTCTATAATGACAGAACATTTTATAACGCTGTCCACGACAGAGCCCAACAACAATGTTGGAATTGTTAAATTAAGACATGCGGATGTGAATAGTCAAGACATTGTTGCTCAAATTGTAGAGAACGGTCAACTCAAGAACTTCGAGGGCTTACAGCCGTTCTTTTGTTTAATGGCACAAGAAATCACAGGACAAGGGGTATCAGAAGAAAGCATTGTCTCTTTTGATGCCAAAAAAGGGACTTTGACCTATACCGCAAGCGATAATGCCTTGCAATTTGTTGGACGAAATGAAGCATATTTCAGTTTTAGAAAACAAGTTGGCGAGCAATGGGTTGAACAATTTTCAACTCGTTCATTTCATTATATTGTTGAGAAATCTATTTACTCACAACCATTCAAAGATTCGAATTACTGGTGGACATTCAAAGAACTTTATCGAATTTTTAATCAGTACATTGAGGATGGAAAAAAGAGTTGGGAGGAGTTCGTAGAAGCAAATCGTGAAATTCTTGAATCAATTGATCCAGGTGGAGTTCTTTTAGCAAAAGTCATTGACTTTGAAAAAATGGTTAATGAAAAAGTACCTGCTGGTTTTAAGTTTGTTTTAGAGCATGACTCGGAATACCAACCAGAAGTTAAAGTTACTGCGTACAAGAATTCAATCGGTACTGAAACAGGTGGTTTAGATACTGGTCCAGCTTTTGGTGGAGAAACCATTTATAATGTGCCAATTGCGTTAAGTTATGACCGACAAAAAGCTTATGTAGAAATGCCTAAATCTTATACGCTGGCTGGAGATATTATTCTAATTGATGATGGAACTTTGTTAGTCATCAAAGAAACACAAGTTTTATGCTTTAAAATGTCGGGTGCAAAAATAACAAAAGGCTATGCTTTTGTAGGTTAAAAAAGGAGAACTTAAATGGCTAATATTAAAAAAGTATATCGTGGTATGCAAAATGGAGCAGAAACAATCAATGATAATTTGGAAGCAATCAACGCTGAATTAACTAGTGGCGGGAATGTCGTCCATAAAACAGGAGATGAAACAATCGCAGGAACTAAAACATTCACTGGTCCTGTTAAATTTCAAGATTCAGCAGATTTGGGCAAAACGACAACGATTGAAGTTGGAATTGGTTGGGGTCGGACAGCAACACTTCAAAGAATTGGAAATGTGGCTACAATCACATCTGAAAAAACACTTGGTAATACTATGCCGGCAGGAGCTTGGCAAACTGCGGATGAAAAACTTCCTGTCGGTTATAGACCAAAAGTAACAACAGTGATATCTACCAGCACAATAACCAATCCTGATAAGTTTTTGTGGTATCGTCTTCAACCGAATGGCACTATTCAAATTTGGCAAAACGGGAGCATAGTAACAACTGATACGTTGATGACTCCGATTCAATCATGGATTACAACAGATGCGTTTCCATCTTAATATATAAAGAAAGGGAGTTATGGAGGAAAAATCAGAAGAAGTTGTTGAGAGACTAGCACGAATTGAGACAAAACTAGATAATTATGGTTCAATTCGAGAAAAAGCTGAACAGGCTCACTTAATAGCTTTGAATAATGCAGAAGATATTAAAGAAATAAAAGCGAATAACAAGTGGGCTTGGGGATTTATGCTTACTCTTGCAGTAACTGTTATTGGCTATATATTAACTAAATTTGGAGTTTAAAGGAGAAAAAGATGTTTACAAAAAAATTCATTAAAGATTTAACAGAACGTGCAATTAAGACGCTTTGTCAATCCTTGATTGCTGTAGGACTAGCAGGGGCTACAGACTTAATGAGTGTTGATTGGCTCAATGCACTTAGTGTTGCAGGACTAGCAACAGTTGTCTCAATTCTCACATCGGTTGTCAGTGCAATACCTGGTGACGAAACAGCAAGCCTTGTCAATAATAAAAAAGAAGGTGAATAATGAAAAAAGTAAAACTCATTGGTAAATTCAAAGTGACAGCAGTAACTGACGAGTTTGTCATTTTAGAACCAGTCAATGGCGGAACAGCGGATATCCAAAAAGAAGTACAAGGAAGCTCAATAGCTGAATTAAACGCAGATGGAACTTCAAAAGTATTTGATGGATTTTCAGTTGGCGATTTTTTCCAATTTGCTGGGGAATATGACTATATTCGAGAAAATGAAATTTTCGCTAAAGTGAATGTAGAAAATCAAATGGTTTCCGTTCCACTCCACAAAGTACAGGAGGTTGAAGAATGACATTATTTTATTCAGGTATTGCCGGTAAGCGTCCTGGCAAACCAACTTTTGTCATCATTCATAATGATGCAGGAAGTATCAATGCTTGTGCTTCCTATTATCGGAGTTGGCTACCTAACCATGAAGCAGAACTTGGTTTTGCCCATGTTTATATTGCTAAGGACGGTAAATATCAAGCGGATGATTTCGATAATATAGCGTGGCATTCTGGTAATTCGTTTGCGAATGAATGGGCTCTATCTTGGGAAGTTTGCCAGTCTATGGGTGCTAGTGATGCGGAATTTGAAGCTGTTGAAGAAGCAGTCTTTCAAGATGTTGCAGCAGCAATGAAGAGATATGGCTTAACACCAAATCGTGAAACTGTAAGACTCCATAAAGAGTATTCAGCAACAGATTGTCCACACCGTTCTTGGGCATTACATGGTTCAGCCATTAATGCAGTTCAAGATTATTTTATCGCCGGTATCAAAAAATATATGGGAGCTGATAATTCATCAAACAATGAAAAACCAGTCCAACCTATTCAACCAACAAAGGAGAACTCAACAATGATTTATGCATTCAACGTACAAGGCCAAGGGGCTACATACTTATTTGACGGACAAAAAACAATTGTCTTTGCGGAAAAAACATCAGGTTCAGGTCAAGGCCCTCGTGCTTGGGATCACTATAAAGGAACTTACAAAGAAGTAACAGGTAAGGACCTTCCAACTCAAACGAAAACAAAAGAACAATTTGAACTCTGGAATACATTATATCCAGCTCAATTTATTAAATTTTAAAATTAAAACCCGCTTCGGCGGGTGTTTTTTGTTTAGAATAGGGGTGAATTTTACAGAAAAATTTCTCGAATGTTACTTTTTAATAATCGATACGGTTTGTATGAAAAGGTGTGATATAATAGTCGATTGGTCTTTTTAGTGTTGACAGGATCTAATAAAAAGGTTATAATCCTTGTATAAGTAAGATATTATATTTATAGAACATAAAACGCAGGTGACAGATGTGCTACTTGTGAATTTTTATATTTAGTGGAGAATAAAATTGGATCATGATACCGATTCATACTCAGAAGTTAATAATCTCATACGTGAAATCAATAATCTGCATAAAGTTTTTTCTCTTGGGATAGAAGATTTTTTAAAT